GGTCAGTAACACCGTCTACGAAAATATAGTCATGTGCGCGTTTTCCTTGGGCGATTGCATACTGAACTTGTGTTGGATACGTGTATTGATCAACGTAGCCATGTCCAGCGTAGTACCCACCAATTTGAGCGATGGCAAACTTATCGTGACCATATCCAAACTTACCTTGTGCCCCTTGATAGATTGACCAGTCAACTCCTTGGTCACCCTTTGCGGCAAACGCAGTTGGTGTTGCTCCGGCAAATAAAAAGGCCGCCATTCCGGCGACCAGCATTGTCTTAATCTTACCCATTATTGTCAACTCCTTTGTTGGCTTTCAACTCTTGCTCAATAGCTCCTTCAATCTGTGAATCCGAGAAATGCCCCGTCAAACCATTAGCATCAATTCGTTGCTTAACGAATTTCACTGCGTCTTGTTGTTTTGCACTTCCTTGTCCCGGCCCCCAAGTCTTTTCGGCAATTGCGATACCTTGGTTGATCCAATCGTAGAACATGGCCAAGTTTTCATTCTTGGTGTGACTCTTAAGCCAACCAATTACGGCGGCTGCAACAACACCAAGAACACCAGTTTGTGCAATTCCAATTAACACATCAATTACTTTATTCATAATCGTTCATTCCTTTCGAACAATGTCTTGATTTGTTCATCATGCTTAGCAAGATGGACTTCATGCTCCTTAAATTGAATTTGGGTGTCATCCTTAATATGCCCCAATATTTCTTTCAAGTCGTCAATTGCATCAGTTAATGTAGCAATTGGTTTTGAAAAACCAACCTTAATTGCCCAATTTACGGCGGTAGTTATCGCCGTAGCTATCGCCGTAATCAAAAAAAGAACAATCGTTACGACTGTTCCAGTATCAAAGCTCATTTGCTATTCCCCTCAATTTGTCTTTTTATTCGATACAGTGTTGAACGACTGTATCCGCTAATTTCTGACGCCTCTCTGTACGTCTTTTCTTGTAACAGCCTATATGCTTCTCTATGCCTATTAGTTAACCGTCGTTTGGGACGCCCCTCTCTGTAATGTGGGTTAATCGCCTTGGCACGAGCGCGTCCTTCTGCCAACCTATCAACAATCATGTCCCGTTCGAATTCGGCGAACGTTAGCATGATATTTCTCAACAAGTGGCCAGACGGCGAATTATCAAGTAACCCCAAGTTAAGCACATGCACCGTTATTCCCTTCTTGGTCAGCTTATCAATTATCTTGATACCTTCTCTCACCGAACGGGCCAGCCGATCAAGTTTCGTAACAACTAATACATCACCGCTAGTAATTATTCTTTCCAGCCGTTTCAACGCTGGTCTATTAGCCGTAGTCCCCGTAAACTTCTCACTGTATATCTTCTTTGCACCAAACCTTTTTAAGGCAGCTACCTGGCCTTCAAAATCCTGACCTTGCGAACTCACTCTGGCATAACCATATATCATTACATACACCTCCAATCTCAGTGTATCTAATTCGCAAAAGTTTCTGGAACAGTAGATTCAAAGCAAAAAATTTATACCAGAACTATCGGTACAACTAACGATTTGCAAATCATCTACACACGAGTCGGAAACGTTGTTACAGGGCGGTATAAGGCCAAGTTTGCAGGAACATTCCCGTTGAGTCTTAACGACGGCTATAAGGCGCCAACGGCCTATCCGGTAAACGTAGTTGCTTATGGCGTTGACGCGTGGTTCACGGTGGACAATAAGTTCACAACAAATAGCGCTGGCGAAGGGAATTTCATGTTCATAACGAGCGATGAACTTCCAACAAGCTAAGCAGGAACCCAAGTCAGCATGGTCCAAAAATTACCTGGCAAGTCTCCGCCTTGAGTGAATATTTTACGATCAGTCTGAACGTTAAATAGAATTCCTGTCCCAAGGTTTAAGGTCATGTTCATTGCAGGCGCGGGAATTTCGTTGGGCAACGTAGTTCATTGCTGGGCGGTATCCAGACGCTACTAACTTGCCGGATTTGGTAATTCCAGTGATGGTTCCAGAAACGTATACAAAGGCGGGTCCTACAAATTGAGTACATGTGATGTAGCGCTTGCCCATGAAGCCCCTGATATTTCTACGCCTGTGTAGTTTTCGAATGTTCCGTCAATGTTGATAGCGAAACCTTGCCCCCCATACGCTAATGGCACAAATGTCTTGTAAATTGGGCGGGCTGCAGCCGGCAACTTTTCGTTTGATTTAGTACCAGCAGGAATAGTTGAACTATTGGTTTGGATTTGGTAAGTTACGACCCCGTTGTGGACGTAATAATATACTTTCCATCCGTACCACATGACAACTGATGAACTGATTATGGGTGACAATATTGGCTTACCAACACGAAGATAAGTATCGGTTGAACTAAGTGTTCCTGAAACGTTTACGTTTCCGGTGAAAGTTTTATCACCGCCAATGGTCTCGGCACCCGTCTTGTGTACCAAGTTCGAACCAGTAGTAACAATTGATACGTTGCCGGACCCGTCGATAGTAGCGGAGCCGGTTACATCACCCGTCAGTGCTAGCGTTCGCGCTGTTTGCCACTTAGTTGCAGTCGCTGCATTACCGGTAGTCGATTGGTTTCCAGCAGCATTAACACCTGGCAGTGAGATGTCTGCCGTTCCATCGAATGGCACACCCCCAATTTTGCGTGTAGTTGCCAAACGTGTAGCTGTATCAGCGTTACCTTTTAATGAACCAGTAACGTCTCCTTTAATACCAGATAATGCAGTCAGTACGTCAAAGAAATTTTTAGCACCTGAAACGTTTTCTGAACCTGTGTTGTGGACAACCGTGCTGTCATCTGGTAATTTTACCCAAGATAAATCGGAGCCATAACCAACCTTTCCAATATAATTTTGAGGAACCGAAGTACTTGATGCCGATAATTTAATAATACCTGTGGTCCTATTGTCTGGGTAAGGTATTACTTCCATAATAGACCAACCGATATTAGGCATTCCGATAGTACCTGTACTATTTATCGACCAATTACCAGCATATTTATACATATCTGTTGTGACAACACTAATATCATTAAACGTTGCTGGGCGTGTATTAAGCATATCAGCACGAGCTGACTTACCTGTGGTGTCCTGATTACCTGTTTTATTAACGCCAGCCAAGTCAATATCTTGTGTGCCGTCAAACGATACGCCACCAATTTTGCGTGCGGTCTTTAGCGTAGTTGCCGTAGCTGCGTTACCGGTCAATTCACCAGCAAGTCCTGCCGAAAACGTCTTCTTACCCGTAAACGTCTCGGCCGTATCCAAGTGCGCAACCAGCGCATCATTAGCAACTGCCTTCCACGCTGACCAAGCACCACCAGTCTTAGTTGTCCACCAAGCATTGTTGTTAGAGTCGACCAGCTGCATGAAGCCATTGTTACCGGATTGAATTACTTCGACAACGAAATAATTTGATGATCCACTAGGCTTGTTGGTTGCTGAAACATTTGAATAGTAATAAAAGCCGTTATCCAACGTGAAAACATCTTTGTTTGTGCTAATCACTTGCACAACTGGGTCAACGTTAATATCAGCTGAACCATCAAAGTTTTCACCATTAATCTTGCGTGCATTGGCTAGTTTTGTTGCACTTGTGGCGTTACCGGCCAATGCACCGCTAAGACCATCAGTGAACGTCTTTGACCCGCCGATCGTTTCAGCTCCTGACTTATGAACTAAGTTACTGTCATTATTTGGTGGGTAAACTGATGGCATTGTAGCCGTCTTGACATTAACACCAGTGATTTCACCGGAGGTATTAGTCGTAATGCTATCAATGATTGTCACAGTTCCGCCAACAGCAAGCGATTGTGCTGATGAAGTATTCGTACGTGTAATTGCGGATTCCGTTAGTGCAATGTCAACATTACCTGAGCCATCAAACGTACCAGTACCAGTTGCAGCGCCACTAAACGAAATTGTGCGCGCTGTTTTTAACTTTGTTGCGGTGTCCGCGTTTCCTTGCAGGTTAGCAATAATAGCAGAACTAAATGTCTTAGACCCACCAATCGTCTCATTGCCTGTCTTGTGGACGGCAGAAGCATCCACGTTTGAAAGTTCCGCTGCAGTAGAAAAACGGTTCCACGCTGTATACGTAGAACCGTTCTTTACACGGAAATATGATTGACCATTAGAAATGTCAGTAAATCGCTCAACGTTGCTTTCTTTAACGAACACATACGTCTCAGCTGCGCCAGTCGGCTTGTCAGACGTTGTCTTTGAAGCATTTGTTGAAAGGTAAACGCCGTTATTCAAACTTGACAGTGCAACGTCAGCATTGATAGCCAGTGTATTCACACGATCACTTGTTCCTGAATTTCCACTAACCGAACCAACAATTATCTTCATGAAAGTCTTGATGTCGTTAATCGTCTCATTGCCTGTCTTGTGGACGGCGGCAGTATCATCAGCCTTCTTTGCGTCGCGTTGGTCGATATACTTCTGCAAAGCAATGTAATCAGCAACCGTCAGCATTCCAGCATACTGAGTGTTAACAGTTACGATTGACGTATCGCTGATTGCAAATGAAACGTCCAAATTAATTGTCTGCGCTGATTGTCCATTATACGCAGGAACCAACGTGGTCTCATTCGTATTGATAATTCCAAGGACATAATTGTCAGTACCGTAGACACCGGTAATGGCAATACCCTTCAAATTATAGTCAGCTGTAACATCACGATTATCAATAATCAGACGAGATTCAACAGTATTAGTCGTTAAATCCGTCGTAACCGTACCCATTGGCTTTGTTTGCTTAGGGTTCAGACCACTGATTTGTGAGTAGGTTAAGTCCTTGGTAAGAGATACCGTAAAGGTGTAGGCATTGATAATAGACATTTGTCCTTTATCAGCCAGCGCCTTTGTCATGACATCCTTACCTTCTTCAGTAAAGATTAGGCTAGAAAATTTATTAGCCATCACTTATCCTCGCTTTCATAGATTTGATACGTCAACGTATTACTGCTGATACCGCGCACAGCTAATACAGCGTTTGAATTATCAACGAATGTTACTTCATCAACACGCACGCCAGCAGCAACACCGCTTCGAATTCGATCAATGATGTAGTTCTGTTCCCATTCGGTATTGGCCCATTGAAGCGGAATATTGCGGATTGCAATTGCTAATGGCTCACCGTTATCAACAGTTGTTCCATTCCACTTACGCAACGGCTCGATCTCAATACCTTTCTTAGGGATATTCAAAGACCGTGCAATGATATCCAGCAGGCCATTCACCGTTGAGATACCGGAATTGATAGCCATTTTTGAACGAATCATAATGCGATAGAAACTATCGTCAGCCTCACCGCGCAATTGATTGTATTGAGCACCGATTGCATCCAGCACTTCACCGTTGGCATTATCCAACTCTCGAAAATCTTCAATCGTCGTAAACAAATCTTGCAGCTGTTTAAATTGCCATTGCAACCATTCAGCGAACAACATTGTTTGACGACCATACCGGCTAATTGGTGCCGGTAGCATAGCTAGAAACTGCTCTTTAAAACTATTTGCCATTCTTGGTCACCACCAAACTATCAGCTGTCGTCGTCGCAATACTGAACCGCGTCAATGGAATATCGGTCATTGATTGGGAAGCAGCTTTGGTTCCAATCTTGACCGTTGCCACAACAATACCGTTCACGTTGTCATAAATGTACTTGTACAAGTATGAGAAGCGAACAGTTCCACCCATGGGAACGCTACCAAGATAGTCGTTCACAGCCTTCTTAACTTGATCAACACCGTCAATTTCGAAGTCGTTGTTAGTCGTAACGTCAACAGTCACGAAAATCGTTTCCTTAGTAGCATAATCGAACGCGACTACATTACCGGAAAAGCCAGCAGCGTCAGTCATCGTCTCTGTATGGCTTCCGACCATTAATATACCCGCCGAAACGGAATTGAACAGCGCATCTGCAATCTTCATTTCTTCACCACCATCAACATAGACGTGAATTGTCTTAGCTGGGTTGCCGTATGAATCGACTGCCATTGTATTGTTCGTAACAACTTGAACACTCTTAACCCCTGGAACTTCCATAACGGCGGAAATTACACCATTGACTGGGCTAGATGGCTTGGTATCATTGGCCAATCGAACACGATGCGCCAGTTCAGCATCCGTTTCGATATTTGCACCATTTTCCACGGCTTGTGGGTTGGTAACAGTGAAAATATCAGACGTTGGTTCAACCTGAGAAGTGATTGCATTGGCCGGTACGTTGTATTGCGCCCCGGTTTCCATTGCATACGCCGTTCCAGCCCCTGTTCCTGACGCAGATAACAGTACATCAGACCCTAACTGGTAGATTTTTCCGTCAGTCGTTTTGAACATTTTTCCAGCCAGAATGACAAAACCAGGCGTACCAGTAAACGACAAGTCAACAATTGCTTGCTCGGCTGGATTACGATACAAGCCAAAGTTAGAAGCAATCTTATCCAACGAAACACCGGTTGCTGTGCTCAAATACTGACTGTTATAGACCTTTTCAGCAAGCTTATAAATCAAGTCCAAAAAGAACGCCATCAGACGGATTAAAACACCAGCGACGGAGTGCGCAGATGTGTCGGAATCAGAACCAAACAGCTCTTGCCACTTGGCAGTCAAATCAACAACGATTGTTTCGTATTGTGGCCGTGTGAAGCCATTACTATCCAACATCCAAAATCACCTCCGTAGTTTTTTGTTCACCATCAATAACTAAATCAAGTTTGATGTTTGCAACTCGCGCTGATAAATCAGCTGTAATTACTACATCGTTCACTGCATCAATTCGTGGCTCTTGTGTCAACGCATCACGAATAGCCGTGACAGCATAGCGTTCATTGTATTGCTTACCAATCAAGTCACTGGTATCAAGCCCCATTTCAGCGTCGCCAATGAATGAGCCTAAGCTTGTTTCCAAAATAATCCTGATTGATTGCATAACTTCTTGATCAGCGTCAATTGCGTGTGCGAAGTTGATATCGCCATCTTCTGCTAACAAAATATCTCGCATTAGTACACCTCGATAATGAATGCATCATTAAGACTGTGCATTCTAGTATTTGACAACGGGAACTCATCATTGCTGCCGTTGAAAGCGGCAATCGATCTGTCAATGAACAGTATCACTACCACGTCACCAACATGGACTTCATCACGCAACATTCGCCCAATATGCACACCAACAAGTGGTGCGCGGCTATTTCCGTCACTCTTCATAGCTAATGGCTGGACTTGAGCCTTTTTGCCGTCAGCATAGATACGGTCCACACGACCTAACTGGGCGACATTGATATTAGCAGAAATATTGTCAGGCAAAATATGCGTGAAGAACTCCACGTCATTGTTGTTTTTCTTAGCTTTTTTAGCCATTACTTCACCCCAATTTCAATTGATGTAGTCGGACTGGTTCCGTCAAAGGCGCTGATGTCAAGATTATGGACAGGCTTTTTTGGCACCGGGAGGTACCGCACTCCGAAAATTTTTCAAAACCCGGATTTCAGCTTAAAACGGCGTGATTTCTGGGTGTTTTTGTAGGTGGAACAG